CATTAGGGCAGTTTGAGGCCGGCATACTGTCATCACCAAAAACAAGGATGCAGGGCCAGGGGCTAGGCCTCCCAAACTTTACCGTAAATATGGCTTTTTGGTAGTCGCTGTTTGTAGAGCAAGCAATAAAGGTAGCGCCATGAGTGCCAGTGGTAATCTCGCCACGAATGGGGTAGGGGGATTTGTCCAGCTCATTACGGACTTCTTCTAAGACCTCTAAAGGCATTGTATTTGTTTCTAGTTTTTTTGGCCAATAGCTCATTCTCTTACTTGCTTATGTAGGTTGCGTAAATATCCGATTGCCCTGCTTCAAATGCAGTTCTTTCGGTTTGAGTGAGGCCGTATGTATATCTGAAGAAATTACACTTAGCCTGGTTTGTTATAGGGTTGTAATTACCAATACTAAATAAAATAAAATAATTATTCAAGAAAGATTTCATTTTCGTGAAGTCCTCAGAAAAAACCTCGTCAGGGCGCAGTTTTACCGTAGCCTCTACCAGTTCGCCATGCTTTAGGCATTGGAGATAGTTGATGTAAAAATTTTCAATTAGGCCCTTGTTGTCGCTGCGCTGCCCGGCTATGTAGTCGCCTGTATTATTGAATGTGATGCAGTCCTGATTCCTAACGTAATACAGGCCTCCCTGAGGGGGCTGCATATACATCATAGGTAGAGTCCTGTCTGTGCCGTTGTAGTTCCAAGCGTTATTACTAGAAACTCCGTAGTAGAAGCCGCAAGTAGGATTAAACTCGAAGGTAGGCTCAGGTAGCGGCCCGTCAAAGTCGTAATTTTTGGGCATCATCGACGGGAGGTGTGCACCTGGCTGTATCTCGTTTACCACAATATTGGGTAGGGAATAGAAATAAGGATTTTCAACAGTGGTGAGCTGTTGGCCTGTTGTGCTGTCTGCCATTGGGTACTTCACGCCATACATAGGAGGTAAACCCGTCAAGCCTTCTACGTCTTGGTTGTTCTCAGAAAGTATAGCCTGGGTAACGCTGTCATCGCCCTGCTTGTAGCTTAGCGTTAGCGTATCTCCAAAGGGGTATATTTTCTTTACCCTTATCTCTTCCGGGTTTATCTTGTCGCTCCAATCCTCCGAGCTAGTCAGGGGTCGCTGATAATATCCATCGTACTGTGTTCTGGCAAAGCTGGCGGCATGGCCCGCCCCATAGCTGTCAGAGGTAAAGTAGGACATTCTAGGCTCAAAATAGAACTGCTTAGAAATCACCTCAAATCGGCCCGTCAGATTAAACTGGTGAAAGACACCGCGCAAAAAGTCTTTGACGGGCTTCTTGTGTAGGCACGTCTCTACCTGTATCTCAGCCCCCATATAGGCCGCTGTGTCTAACCACCCCTTAATGCTGCTTTGGGCATTTACTTCTACGTTGGTGTCCTGAGTATTGGAGGCAATAAAAAACTGTTCCCCGGCTGAGTAAAACTGTTTAGGTAGCTTCGCTCTGTGGTTTATTACTTGGGTTCCGCTAATGGCATACTGCCACTGTAATAGGTTATGCTGCCCCTTCCCAAAAGTGACTATATTTAGCGTGTAAGAGCCTGAAGTATTGGAGATGGTATACTCTATTTCAAACTCATAGAAGCCGTCTATGGGCGCTGTAAAATAGTGCCCTGCGGCATCCCACATGCTAGACGGATCGCTTACCACCGTCCCGTATGGTATTTTATTTAATCCGACAGGGGGCGCTCCAGTTAAGGCGCTGTTTAGTGTATATTCAAATTCGTAATTACTTACGTTTGTTGTGCGCTCCCATTGATCACCGACACCAAACATATAGTGCATCCTGCGAAATGCCTCTGAGTCGTAAAAGGTGCTATTTATCTTATATCCCAGGTGGCTCTCAAATATCTTATTGAAGATGTGGGTATAGGTGATATGTGGTCGCAAATCCTCATGCTGCTGGTAGTACTTTTGGGGGTTGTTGGCAACGGGTCTGCCATACATCACCGGGGCGAAGGTGGCGGTAGCTGCTGATGTCCCGAAGTTATGTGACCATGAGCTTAATACGGTCGATGTGTCAGTGGATGTGCCGCCCATATCTATGTCTGTAAGTAATACCCCCTCTAGCTGGCTTAAAGGATCTCTTGCGCCTCCATAGAGGTCTAGGAAATACTGTTTTGGCCTTGTCCAACTTCGCAGCGTTTCCGTAGGCTTACACTTCCCCGCAAATACGGGTTGCCCGTCTACGTCGATGATAATATCGAGCATGGCATCCGGTGTGCTTCCAAACTCCCAGAAGTCCGATAGTATCGTACTATTAGTCTTTGTAGCTGGAAGGACTAGCTGCTTGATACCTCCGTCTAGCTTAGTTCCTGTGAGCCTTGAGTCTACGGATAGGAACTTATCGACGGATACGTTAAGCTCGATGGGTAGCCCCTCTATCTGCTCGAAGTCGCAAAGTGTGCGGTTTATGTATACGTTAGTTCTTGGCATGGTTTAATTTCTCAATCCCTCAATCCTATTTGAATACTCTGCCTCAAACTCGAAAGTATATGTTTCGCCCAGGTTGTCATCTGCATTGAAATCAGCCTTGGTTACTAGCAGAGAAATATAGCTACCATCCTTTTCTAGCCTCACAGCGGGAGATAGTGCCAACTGTCGCAACCACTCCATTTCCTCCTGAGTGACAACCATCTTGAAGGCTATCCCCTGAGTACCTACCTTTTGAAGCACCTGTACACCGCTTTCCTGAGCCGTGTTAGCGCTTGTTTTTGGTGTGGCGTAGTTAGTCCCATCAAAGCGGGTAGTTTCGTTCTTATATCGGCTTACAAGCAGGCTGTCGATGCCTCCTAGCTGGTTGACAAAGTGTATTCTGTAAATAGGATTACACGCCTGAACATAGTACGTACGTTGTAAGGAAACCTGGGTAGGGCCGCTATCCTGGACAATGATATCGTATTTCTTAATGCCGTTGGACTCCATTGGCACGGCTGCACCAGACACGAAGCGCCCAGCAGCGCCCACCGCGTCAATATTGACAGGGCCGATACCCACAATACCTATTTTCCCAGTGTTGTTTTCCCCTACCGTTGTGCCAGTAATAAAAAATTCCCTGGTAGCGGCTGGCGTGGTGTCCAGTACTCCGGTATAAAATTGTACCTGTACTCGGTAGCAGCTATTAGCATCATGGACAAGTAGGAATTCATTCGTACTATAATCCACAACTGACAAGTCAGGCTTATTGGTAAAGAAGCTGTGAGGGTTGGTAGTGTTCGCATCATAGCTATCCATGTTTTGAGTCTTCGATAGATCTCGGTAAGCATTAACACTGGTAATCGCTGAGCTTGACACGGTGGCTACATCTTGATATGTGTCATCCGCTCCGGTGGCCCTGACGCTGGTAGCCTCTAGTTTGTAGTCTATGCCGTAGGCATCCGATACACCGCTAGTATAGGTGTCTAATGCGGGGAATAGATTCAAGTTATCGAAGAACGCCTGAAGCCTCCCTGAAACGTCTACATTAAAAGTGTAGGTAAGTGTGGCTAGACTGTTGTATTCATGCTGAAGCTCATTGCTAGTATGAATGACTGTTCCCGTACCTATCTTATAGCCGTAAACGGTAGTCTTGATCTTTGGGGGTAGCTCTCCGGTGGAGACTGTTACGTCAACTTCGAAGTCGTTAGCGTTGGCGATGTAGGCCGCTATTAAATCCCCAGTATTAGGTTCGCTTGCTATGGATATTGCCATTTAGTTTAGTTCGTTTTCCACCTTCTCCAATTCATCTAATAGCGCGAGGCAAATAGCGTCAAAGCTTACGAGCTCCGTTTGTAGTTCTATTTGTCCTTCATTCTCCATTATCGCCAGATCTGAAAACCTGGTATTTCTTCCATTTGATGCAAATTTCTTGCCACCAGGCGAGGGGAATCCCTGCTTTCTCCAAGTGGCAACGATGGCGAAGTACCGCCCTGTTACCTCTTTCTCAGATGCTCCCGGCATTACCTTCCGCTTCAGCCATCCTTCGATAGCTTTTTGGCGCTCTGATTTGCGGCTGTTGCCTTGCCCTCTGCCTCTCTTCCTATTTCTACGTGCTGGGCGTATTCTGGATGCCGGTACACCATCATTTAGATAGCGCCCGTATGGCTCATATTCACCAACTACTTCCAGTATATCCCCTTCGGCTATTTCGATCTGCGCTTCCAGAGATTTGAGAAGCTTACCTGTATCCACATGGCCCTGCTGCTTCAGTTCTTCCGCTTGCTTGCGTAGCACCAGGTTCTTTACCTTTCCCATGTGGTCAGGGTCGGAGAGGATATGTAGGAAGGTGGCTAGGTTCATTCGTCCTTAAAATCGTAGGTTACGTATACGTTATCCTCATCCACGGCATCAAATGGGATTAGCTTTATTTTGGTGATGGTCACCGCGTCTTTCTCTGCCTTATCCCAGTCCACGCGCTTCAGGATCTCCGCCATTATCCGGCCCTCTATGTAGCCCTTTGGGGGGCATTGCCCTGGCTCTTTTGCGTTGTCGGTGTAATGTGCCATTTGCTAACAATTTACTAAAAATCTTTCCAATATCGTGCCGAAGGCTAATAATATTTGTATTTACGGGGTGATGTAAAATTATTTGTACTTTTTTTGGCTAATTCTTAACAAAAATTTGCAAAGTCTAAAAAAGTGTGTATATTTGTCATAAGTTAAACATTAAGCAAAAGAATTATGAAAGATTTAGCACAAAGAATCGAAAATTTTGTAGTAAGATATGACTTAGTGTCTTTAATAAGAAAAGACGCACTATTGTATCTTGCATTATTTCATAAAATAGATGATGCTTTTGATAATGACGATGATAAAGAGGTTGATAGACTAATGGCAGAGCAGGATGAGATAAATGAGAGGATGAGGGACTCAATACAAGATATAGCACCAATTGAATTACCCTTGTCTGCATTAAAAAACTTTGTAGCAACTTCTGTCGATGTTATTTCGAAGCAAACAAAATAGTAACCACTTAGGCTATAAAAAAAGCCCCGGTATAGTGTTTATACCGGGGCTTTCCTATTTTGCTAACGTCAGCAAATCAGATAACGACAGTCCTATTGCTCGCCCTCGGCTTGAATAGCCCCGTATAAACCGCATACCGTAAGGCGTCCAGGGCGTGATCGTTCCCATCGTTCGGCTTCTCAGGCTTTATGATTTCACCGTTCTTATCCGTAGCCCACTTATACCGCCTACGCTCATATAGTAGATTTTCGCTCGATGCTACTACGTGCCAGCGGTACTGCTTCAGCTTCTTGATACCAGAGCGCACACTATCCTTCCCCTTCTGCGCTGGCTTACACCCTCGATACCCTGCGTTATATATCTCCTGTATCTGCCCAGGGTTTGCGCTGTCTGCGTATATGGTAGCGTTCTTCTCCACTCCAAGCTGTGGAAACTCCGATATGAGGTCGCTGACGAGCTTTAGGCGCTTGTAATACAGCTCCTCTATGTAGATGTCCAGATCATTAACGCCCACCCTTACAAGCGTCATGGGGTCGTTATATCCAAAGTCCAGCCCGTAGAATATTTGTTTGCATCGTTCTACCGGGAAGCTGTCTATTATCTCAGGTTGTGATGGGTAGATAAGGCCGGTAATCTTCCCGTACTCGCCTAGGCCGTAGACTTGCCATAGTTCCGGGTCGGTATCTCTGGTGTACTCGATCTCCTCTACCAGTGTATTGTCTATGTATGGATTGTCTTTGTAGGTGGAAACAAATACCTGTATATCTTTCTTCGTGTACTGGCGCTTTTGCTCTAGCTCAGTATTGATCCATATATCTTCATCGTCTGGGTTGAAGTCCAAGAACGCCCGATGGGTAGTCCTGAATATAAGCTGCTGCCAATCGTTTTTAAAGTCTATTTCGTTGGCCTCAACAACATAGAGGATAGCCCGCTTTCGGGATCTCACCTTCTGCTGCTGGTCGATGCTGAAAAACTCTACCTTGCGCCCTTGGTAATCAAATGTAAGCTCGCTTTTGTTTTCTTTTGCTATATGCCTACATCCCATCATGTCAAGGGCTTCTATGAAGTCCCGGTATGCAGATGCCTTTAGCGAGGGTAGAGTTTTACGCACGAACGACCATACGCCCGTATCTGGCAGATCGCTGTTGTATTGCTGCTTTAGTGTTTCTGGATATAGTAGCCACGTAGCGGCAAGCTGCGAACCGGAAAACGTTTTACTGGAACGTGTACCGCCCCGGCTTACGATTATCCGTTTTTTTGCGCTTGCATATCTCTTAAAAACCTTTGTTAGTGTTACTTTGCGCGAATCCTCATTTACTGCTGTTATCGTCATCGTCTGGCGCTTGTAAGAATATGATTGGCGGTAGCTCCTGCCCGTCCTTTCCTGAGTGTTCTAGTCCTTGCGTTGGCCTTCCTATTGTATGCTCTAATATCTCCTTTACCTTTCCCCAGTCGCCTTTGCTCAACGCCAGATAAAACTGATTAGCTACAATCCGCATGATAACGGGCTTCTTTTCGTCTTTGTGTACCTGCTTCAGTTCGTTCAGCGTGTACCATGCCATTTCGCCAAAAGCCGTCTTAATGTCATCGCCAGAAAAGCCCTTTTCCTTTAAGACCGTGTATATCTTTTTGGGCCTCCCGCCCCTGTCGGTTGGTTGTCCTGAGCCAAATTTTAAGCCCCCTTTACCTTTTAGATGTTCCCCCTTTGGCATATCTTTGTTATTTCGTTTGTTTTTCGATTTTACTTAACCATTGTAGCCATATTTGATGGACTATTTGGGCTGTCATTACGGGAGGTACGGACATTCCTATTAGGTATTTTCCTTTAATTTCGGCAAAAACAAAATCACAAGGATACGTACCGCCCCTTTTTATTTCTTCTAAATTTAATGGGCGACATACTGATGGGTGATGTAATTTTTCACAAGCACTTGCTATTGTAGGAAAGGCATCATTTTCATTTAATCTTATCCAATTGAAAAAACTTGAACTTGAAAATGATTTGCCAGGTAGTGTAGTTTTCCAGTATTTGAGGGCGCTGTCTGTAACGTTTTCATCGAATAAGTTTTCTATGTCATTGGTTGCTTGTTTAAACGTTATTAGTGACTCATCAAAATCCAACACCAACTTAGGTAAATCAATATCATTCCTAAGGCCAATAAAGAAAACCCTTTCCCGCTTCTGTGGCACCCCCATTGATGCAGCATTAAGCAGAAACAACTGCACCCGATACCCGGCCTTTGTAAATTCCTTGTTTATTTTTTTTGCGTATGCTTTTGCATTGCCCTGTATTAGCCCTTTGACATTTTCTAATAGTGCTACTTTTGGCTGAAGTTTTTTGATAGTCTTTACATACTCAAAAACAAGGTCGTCAAGCCTTTGGTGTGCCTGTCCTTCCCTAAACTGTTTTTCCTTACCCCAATCCTTATCCCTATTTCCAGCCATAGAAAAGCTACTGCAAGGTGGTGACCCATCTAACAAATCTAAGTGATATAGCTCTTCTGGCAAATCTTTCCTTTGGTTAAATAGCCTTATATCCTCTACGTATAGGTGCTTTGGCTTGTGGTTTAACATATATACTTCTGCTACCTTTGGGTCAATCTCAACGCCTCCCAAATGATCAAATCCTGCAAGCTTATAACCCATAGAAGAACCACCACCACATATAAAAGTACCGAATACTTTTGAACCATGATATTCTATACCCTTAGCTGGGTATCCATCCTTCAAATACCATTTGTATGGAAATTTATGGCTCATAATTTTAAAAGGTTCCAAACCGCTTGACTTGGTGTACTTGCTATTTTGGATAATTCTATTTTTACCTGTTCGTATTCTTCTAAGTTGTATTCAAGTTTTATTATAGCCTTGTCTTCAAAATCATCTACGTCTATTTCTTTGTTTTTATCCGAATAGTCTAATTCAGAATCATCCCATCTAGGAACATCATGCCCCCACTCTTCTAAAGGCTTATCATCCCATTCGTTAGCGAGTGCCTCGTTATCCCATTCACCAAAATTCGTGTTATCCTTAATTACAAATTCCGGCTTTTCGTCTTCGGTAAACTCAGAAGCGACCGACACCCAGTCGGCAGGTATTTCTTTGAATCCTAAAAACTGCAACGCCCGAAGCCTCATATTACCCCCTAAAATAACGTAGTCGGCATCTACCACTATTGGCCGATGCCGCATCATCTTAGGGAAGTCCTCAATAGACTTACATAACTGCTTAAATTTGTGATCGCGTATTACACGCGGATTATTTGGATTAGGCTTTAGCTTGCTTAATTTTATTGTATCGCTCATATCATCCCCTCAATTAAGTCCTAATACTCTTTAATCCATGCCAAACGGCTCAGCACCAGCGAGGCGACAAACCCAAAGCCGATAGAAAACTCATTCCCTACGGTGTCCTCTCCGAATACCAGCTCGCTCAGCACGTCCGCCCCAATGGTGAAGACAAATACAAAAACGAATACCAAAAGCATTTTTAATACTGCCTTTT